ACATGTATTAAATCATAATATACCATTATTGGTAAAGGTTCATCTTCATCATCACAATCAGTATCAAAGTCCATATAGAAATCTAAACTATTGTCAGATGGTCTGGACACATTTCCATGAGATAAACCATTCCAAGCATACATATCTGTGTGGTTACAATGATTTTCTTCGTGTTCATACTCACAAGAGCCATCATCTTCTGTAGCACGGTCATTATAGTTGTTTGCATCTATATCCATACAACCATACACAGTTTCATTGGTTTGAGTCTCATTATTTTCTCCTGTGCCATTTTGATTTAAAATATTACATCTACCATTATCGTGAGTCGCTTGAGGGTCATAATTAACCGCTTCTGGGTCTGTACAACCGTACACAATCACTATAAAATTACAACTTCCATCATCAAAAGTGGCTAAAGGGTTATAATTAGTGGCATTTTCCTCTAAACAGCCCCCGACGGGACCAATTTCTTCTTCTCCATTGAAAAAATCGTG